AACTCTACTCTTGGTTTCGCACCAACAAAGGAAACCCCTGTTTGGTTATGCCAACGGGTTCAGGCAAGAGCCATGTGATTGCAGCGCTGTGCAAGAACGCTTTGCAACAATGGCCACAAACCCGCATCTTAATGCTCACTCATGTTAAGGAATTAATCGAGCAGAACTCTCAAAAGATGCGCCAGCATTGGGCAAACGCACCAATGGGCATATATAGCGCAAGCATTGGCAAGCGACAAGTTGACGCCATTACCTTTGCGGGTATACAGACGGTACGAAACAAGGCATCAAAGCTAGGGCATATTGACCTTTGCATTATTGATGAGTGCCATTTAGTGTCACACAAAGATGAGGGTAGTTATAGAACGCTTATAAACGATCTTAAAGCGATCAACCCCGCATTGAGGGTGATTGGTCTTACCGCCTCGCCGTATCGTCTTGGGCACGGTTTAATCACCGAGGGTGATGCGCTTTTTGATGATCTGATTGAACCCGTGAGCATTGAAGAATTGATCTATCTTAACCACTTAGCGCCATTACGATCTAAAGTCACTACCCTTAATTACGATCTATCCAAAGTCCATAAACGCGGTGGCGAATACATAGAGTCCGAGTTGCAACAAGTGATGAACAATTCAGACAAAAACATTAAGGTCGTGCGCGAGATATTGTCTTTGGCGGGTGAGCGCAAGGCTTGGTTATTGTTTTGTTCAGGGGTTGACCACGCTCACCAATTAGCGCAATTGCTTAACGCGCACAATATACCTAGTGCTTGCGTAGACGGTGGCACACCAAAGGCAGAACGCGAGCGTATATTGAACGATTTTAAGGCAGGAAAACTAAAAGCAATTGCTAATTGTTCGGTACTTTCAACTGGATTCGATCACCCTGACATTGATTTAATCGCTATGATTAGACCGACAATGAGCCCTTCGTTGTACGTACAAATGGCAGGTAGAGGTATGCGTCCTAAGTCACATACAGATCATTGTTTGGTTTTAGACTTCGCAGGCGTAGTCGCCCAACACGGGCCGATCACGGCTGTGCAACCGCCTAAGAAAAATGGCGAGGGTAATGGTGACGCCCCCGTTCGTATCTGCGACGAGTGTCACGAGATATGCCACGCAAGCGTTAAGGTTTGCCCCGCTTGTGGTCATGCGTTCCCGCCCCCAAAGGAAAAAGAATATAAGCTACACACCGATGACATTATGGGCATTGAGGGCAAGGACTTGCAAGTAAAGAGTTGGATTTGGCGGAAACATACGAGTAAAACAAGCGGTAAAGAAATGTTAGCCGTGAGTTACTACGGCGCTCTAAGCGATAAACCCGTGCGAGAATACTTTGCCATTACCCATGATGGTTACGCGCGTCAGAGAGCCTTACAGAGCTTGGCAGATATAGCGCAGTCGTCTAAAGTTGCGGACGGCGCTTTAAACGTAGATACCATTGATGAAATGGCATTAAATTTAAATAGTGCGACACCACCCTCAATCGTTCAATACAAGAAAGAGGGTAAATTTGAGAAAGTTTTGAGGAGATATTGGGCATGACTGAAGACCAAGAACAAATGCTATTCGTGCAATGGTGGAGGCGCAATAGAGAGGAGCGCATATTTGCTATTCCAAATGGTGGCCATAGACACCCTGCCGTTGCTATGAAATTAAAGGCAACAGGTAGTGTGGCAGGAATCCCCGACCTTTTCGTGCCTGCTTTGCACCTTTGGATAGAAATGAAAAAGCAAAAAGGTGGGCGATTATCGCCTGTACAAAAGGATTGGATTGAGTACTTAGAGGGTATAGGCGACAAGGTAATTGTGGGCTTGGGTTGGGAAGATGCTGTGGCTAAATTGCAAATACTAGGGTTTGTCCCTACAAAATAGTCACACAGGTGTTAATTTTTGGGTTAATATTTTTCATGCACTTAACGAATAGGAGAAAACTAAGTGTCACAAATAGAAAAAAGTTTTAACGAAATCTACGGCGATATGTACGTATTAAAAGACACCGCTTACAAGATATTTAAAATGGGTTGGCAAGAGGCAGTAGACCACGAACGCAAACGTCAAATTAAAGTAATTAGTAATTTGATTTCTCATATTAAAGAAGATGATGATTTTAATCAAGGCAAGCTAGAGGCTTACATCGTAGCCAAAGCATTTATCGAATCGGAGGCAGGACAATGAAGAACGATCACAACTACGGGTATTTTGCAGACGTTAGTCATTCTAACTGGACTGGCAAAACACCGCGCCATTCAATAAGTGGTGAGTATTCCTCACCTGAACAACGCATACCGTTTAGCGCATACGTTGTCGCGGTTATGGTTGTTGCGGTTATTGTATTAGCCAACTTTATCTGAGGCGATTATGACAAACAATAAGCAAATCGGTGGTAATCATTACATGACAGACATACAGCCTTGGGACGCAATTGTAGCTTGGGAACTTGGTTTTTTAGACGGCTGTGCAGTCAAGTACCTATCTAGGTGGCGTAAAAAGGGTGGGGTTGATGACTTGCGTAAAGCACAACATTTTATTGAAAAGTTAATTGAGATCGAAACAGGAGCTAAACCACAAGCAGATTTCCCGCCTAGCTTTCAACCTAAATCATTGAGCGACATATTATGAAATACCTAGCCGTTACTTTACCTCTAATCATCTTTACATGGACGGTATCACTTATGTACCTGCTTTATCATGCGTAACAGTATAGACCGCGCCGATGTAATTCGCTTTTGCCGAACCCCTCGCATAACCAAAGACATAATGGTCAAGTTTGACTTAATCGAATCGCAAGTCAATAAAATGATGAAACAACTTATCATTGTTGGCACAATTGTGATGCAAAAAAAGCTCATCAACAAATCGCTTCGCAACATTTACGTAAGCCATGCGACAGCCAAGAAGTTTGATGTCAGCACTAAGCCAAAAGTTGTTTATGATTTCAATGATTTACCCGCACACGACCCGTTCGGTTTAGCCAAAGGTGCAAAAAATGCAAGATGATATTAAAGGATACAGAGGTCTTATGAGCGCTGTCGTGACACGTGCCGTGATGGACTCGTTGATACAACCGCATAGCCGTCAAAAGTTCTCGCCAATCGCTCGTAGTGCAATCAAGTTCTTGTTAAGCGATGACGTTGGGTTGTACTTAGAATTCGTTGACATTGACCCTAATTATTTTAGGGAAAAGTTTATTCAAAATATGTTTGATGACGGTGAAGACCCACAATTTAACCCGATTAAAAAGCGTATGTTTCGCCTAAATTACAAGCGGTATATACAGGAAGAAAATCGCCTTTTAATCCTAGCTGCGACATACCAAGCCAAAGCAACAAAAGCAACAGGCAAAAAAAAGCCTCACCGCAGGCTCGCCTCGTGACGTTTTAAGGATAACATAATGACACCACACAGACACCGCGACCTTATCTACTTATGGGCAGATGGTCATAAAGTTCAGATACTGAGCAAAGTAGATGGTCAATGGTACGAGGAAGAGTACCCCGATTGGGACGAAGATTATGAGTACCGTATCAAAGTTGAGGTGGAAGAATGAAATGTCTAGTCAAAGATTGTAAAAATACATCATTATTGATGACTGTTGAGCTGTGTTACCCGTGTTCACAGTTGGTTGAGCAGGGTCAGCGTGAATGGGTAGGGCTAACTGACGCTGAAATGGAAAGCATTTGGGACATTACCCCACCCGAATATCAAGACCGTTTTGCTTTTGCTAGGGCGGTTGAGGCTAAATTAAAGGATAAAAACACATGTCGATAAAAACCTAAAACATAAACATATCTTAGTTATGTGTACACACAGCGTACATACATACATATACAAATATATAACTTAGCAAATCTACTGATATACTTTTTTAAATGTGGCGAGTTTTGAGTTTTAGCGACTCAATGTTGTTTGCTTTCTTATTAAGATGTAAAAACCGTGCTTTATCGGGGATTCGCCACACCACAAATTGCATTAAACAGTTCAATGAACCGTGCGCCCGATTCTAACGTCTGTGGCGTGTCTTTGACAGAGTAGCTAGGCAAGTCCCTCTCTAGCTCACGACAGATTGACCTAGAGGTCTCTGAGCTTACGGGCAGAGCGCAACCGTTCAATAGC